GCGTTAGTATTGGGTGGGTTTATGTTAATTGTTGGCGGTATCTTTGTTGCCATAGTTAAAGGAACTAACGTAGAAGGTGAGTGGAAAGAACTATTACTTCTTTTATTAGGAGCATTTATTGGTTCTTATGGTAAGATTATAGATTACTGGTTTAGTGATACCGATAAGGATAAGATGTTGGTACAAAAAATGGATGAAGAAGATGGAGTATCTCTTTCAAATACAGGCGGAGCAGCAGCACCAACTGATGATTTAGATGCAACTCATAATATCGATTAAGAAGTTACACCCAAATACGTTTTAATAATTGGTTATATAAAATAACAATTAAATAAAAGATTATGGGATTTTTTAAGGAATTATTCAGCGATGAAAATCAAATCAATGAGAAATCAGTAGTTGGATTCGCATCATTTATGGTAATGGTGATTTGTATCGCTGTTGATTTAGTAACCGGATATATGGGAAAAGAATTAGTGATTAACGAATATGTGTTTAACGCATTTCTAACACTAACATTAGGTTCATTTGGTATCGGTTCGGTTGATAAATTTATCAACAAAAAAGCTGAAAATGATAAAGCTAAAATTGAAGCAGATAGTTCAACCGATGAGGAAGAATTAGGATAGTAAAAAAGGGGGAAAGTTTTTTTCTCCCTTTTTTTTATATTTATACATAAACAAAAACAGATTTATGTATGAAAAAATTATTAGTATTATTAAGTTTATGTTTGTTAAGCAATGTTGCAATAGGACAAACGGTAGGTAAAACTCAAACGGAAAACTATAAAGCATCGTTTGAAACCAAAGTAGACATTAGTGAGTTAATGGATTATGATGGACCTACTATTCCAGTACAAATACTTAAATGTGGAATCAGCGATGAAATTTTGGAACAGTACCCAGAACTTAAAGAGAAGAAGGTGGGCTTGGGTGTTGCTAATATATCTATGGAATACCTTGAAAATCTCAATCGTTTTACTTTTACTGAAGATAAGACGGAGTTGAAAAACAGAATGGTGAAGCAATTCCAAGCTTCTCAATCGGGTATCACTCAAGACAAATTAGATGGTAGAGGTAAAATACGTTTAGCGCATTACTTTGTTACAATCGAAGTATATGATTTCTCCGTTTCTGAAGATGAGACAGTTAATCTAAAGGATGGGGTAAATAATAAGATGGTTACTCGTTTGGGTTTGCAAGTTCGTTTTACTGATGCCGAAACTGGTGAAGTATTTGGCGCAAGTGGTTTAGGTGAAGCAACTACAACCAGAGAGTTATCTTTAATATCAGATGCAACAATCGATGATGTTAAATTTAACCAATCAACAATCGGAACATCTACAAAGAAAGCATTAGATATTGCTTGTAGTAGAATTCTTCTTCGTATGATTAAGAAGGGGAAGTTCCCAAAATAATTTATTATGACAAAAAGAGAAGTAGTATATAATGCCAGTTTGGCAGTATTAGCCTATTCCCAAAAAGAACAAATTAAGTGGAATGATTATGGGTTAGAATTAGTAAAGTGGATTGAGAATAAAAAATCAGATACACAGGGTTTTGTAGCAACAAGAGATAAATCTATCTATGTTGTATGGAGAGGTAGTGAATCAAAGAAGGATTTCCAAAACGATGCATCAATTGATAAAGTACCATTCTTAAACGAAGGTGAGAAAGTTCACATTGGATTTAAGAGTTGTTGGGAATCGGTAGTAGGTGATACCTATGATGCAATAGATACGGCATTAGAAAACCTACAAGGGGAAACTACGGATATTGTAGTTTGTGGACATAGTTTGGGTGGAGCAGTGGCAACATTATACGCACACTCAATTAAAAAACATTATCCACATTACAACATTAAATCCGTAACAATTGGAAGTCCAAGAGTTGGAAACAAAGTATTCAAAGATAATTACGATTCATATGAGATTGATACTTTGAGAGTGGTACACAATAACGATTTGGTAACACATACACCATATATAGGATTTCAGCATGTAAACTATCAATTAAGATTAGATAGTGATGGTAATGTATTAAAGAGGGATACGTCCTTAAACGCATTTTGGTTATACCTTAAAGCATTATTTTCAGGTAAAAACATCAAAGACCATATGTGTGATGGGTATATGACTGCATTACAAAACTGGGTAACTAAATAAGTTTAACAATTTCATAATATTAAAAGTATAATTTTATTAAGGTAGTTTCCTATATATTGGTGAAAATTAAAACATCAATATGAGGAAACTACTTTTATTATTAACGTTACTAATTCCCACAATATCCTTTTCACAAACCTTATCAGGTAAAACAAAATCAAATAAAGAAGAACTCATTGGAGTTACCATTTGGCTAACTAACAAAGATACAAATAAAAAAGTTGGAAGTACATCTGATATTGAATCCAAATATCAATTCCAAAATGTAGTAGCTGGAAAATATTCAATCAAAGCATCATTTGTTGGGTATAAAGAATACACAAACGATATTACAATTAATGGAGATACCAATTTAGATATCCTAATTGAAGAAGATACAAAAGTATTGCAAGAAGTTGTAGTAAAGCAAGTAGCAAAGAAAGAAACTGCAACCGCACTTATCAATACACTTAAAGCATCTTATATTGTAGCAGATGGTTTATCAATCGAATCAATAAAGAAAACGCCAGATAGAACTGTTGGAGATGCACTTAAAAGAGTAAGTGGTGTAACAATCCAAAACGATAAATTTGTTTTAGTTAGAGGTTTAGCTGATAGATACAACTCGGCTCTACTAAACAAATCAATTTTACCATCAACCGAACCTGATAGAAGAGCATTCTCATTTGATATTATTCCAACATCACTAATAGATAATATCATCATCAATAAAGGAGCATCGGCAAACCTACCGGGTGATTTCGCAGGCGGTTTGGTACAAATAACAACAAAAGAAGTTAGTGGTGATTTCTTAAATGTATCATTGGGAGGAAGTTGGGGTTCACTATCAACGGGACGGGATTTTAGGTTGGTAGACCCAATACAATTCCCATCAACATTCCCATCAACAAACGGATATAGAATTGCGGGATTAGGTGATAGAAGAGCATATACTAAACTAATAAGTTCTCCACAATCCGAAGAGTTTTCATCTATTCCAAACTTAAATGGTAACTTATCATTTGGTGTTGTAAAAAACAAATGGAACATCTTATTCAGTTCAACTGCAAGAAATACATATTCAGCTAATACAACCGAACGAATCGATTATCAATCATCAACTGAATTAGCATACAATTACAAAGACTTACATTATTCAAATGTACAATCTGTAAATGGATTATTGAACATAGTTTATTTGGGAGAGAATCGTTATAGTTTGAAAACACTTGCTAACTACCAAAACGAAAAATTATTTTTAAGTAGAGTTGGTGAGAACTACGATAATGTCCAGTATGTAGACAGTAAATCATCTAACTCAATTCAAAAGTTAGTATTCAATACACAATTTGAAGGTAAGATTAAAACATTGGATTTTAATGTAGGATACAATCTTATGTTGAGAGACCAACCCGATTATAGAGTAACACCTTACATATCATCTTTATACACAACAACTCCTTACTCAATAGCATGGAGAGATACCTATCGTTTTTGGAGTGTAATGGATGAAAACTCATTCAATGGAGGATTGAACAGGTCCATAGGAGATATTCGCTTAGGAGTGGGTTACTTGAAGAAATTGAGAAACTTCAAAGCAAGAATATTCAGATACGAATCAACTGATTTATTAAATGAGATTACAAACAACACCGATAGATATACTGCCGATTTTGATTTGGCAAATGGATATGTGATGTATGAAAAAGAAATCAATAACTTAAAAGTAAATACAGGTTTCAGAACAGAATACAATTTATTCAAAGTTCAAACATCTGATTTTAGTGGACAAAAGATTTCGGTAAATAGAGAGTATTTGGATTTACTCCCATCATTAAATGCAACATATTCAACATCGGAAAAAACAAAGGTTAGATTATCGGTAAGTAAAACATTAGCAAGACCGGAATTTAGAGAGGTAGCTAATTTTGCATATTATGATTTTGTTAGAAACGCACAACTATTGGGAAATCCAAACTTACAAAAAACGGATATATTCAATTCAGATATAAAGTTTGAGTTATATCCAAAATCAGGTGAGAACATATCAATTGGTTTCTTTGGTAAGAAATTCTTTAATCCAATTGAGCAAGTTGTAGCAGATGGTTCAGTTCCATCAAATCTATTACTAACATATAAAAATCCAAATGAAGCATTGGTATATGGAGTTGAGATTGAACTTCGTAAAAAATTAAATGATTGGTTGGATTTATATTCAAACACATCATTCATCAATTCGGAAGTTGATATAAACGGAGTTAAAAGACAATTGCAAGGACAATCAAACTATGTAGTAAATGGTGGATTGAACTTACATAAAAACAACAATACATTCAACATATCATACAATAGAGTTGGAGATAGAATATCGGCAGTAGGATTTCAAGGATACCCTGATATATTTGAGAACTCTCGTGATGTAGTTGATATTGTTATTCTTCGTAAAATTAAAAACGGAGAAATTAAATTAGCAGTATCGGATATATTCAAACAACCATTTGAATATTACCAAAAACCAAATCGTACTTTAATTAAAACAAACAACGAAACAACAGTTTCACTAACACTAAATTACAACCTATGAAAAAATTATTAGTATTGTTCGCAAGTTTAACAATCTTTGGATGTTCTAAAGATTTAGGTGGTGAAGTAGCACCAATTAACGTACCATCATCAACAACTTTGACTGGTAATATTACTGCAACTACAACTCTTACATCAGATAAAGAGTGGGTATTAAAAGGATATGTTTATGTAACCGATGGTGCTAAACTTATCATTCAACCTGGTACAATTATTAAATCGGATATAAGTGAGAAGGGTGCATTGTGTATCGAAAGAGGAGCACAAATTGTAGCAGAAGGAACTGTATCAAAACCAATTGTATTCACATCTGGTAGACCTGCCGGAGAAAGAACACCCGGTGATTGGGGTGGTATTGTAATATTAGGTAGAGCAAAAACCAATAGAACATCCGAACCAACTATCGAAGGTGGTATTGGTAGACCTTATGGTGGAACTAACGATTTAGATAATAGTGGTATCTTAAAATATGTTCGTATTGAATATGCAGGAATTGCAGCAATGCCAAACTCTGAAATCAACGCATTAACATTGGGTGGAGTTGGTAGTGGAACAATTATTGAGAATGTTCAAACTATCTACGCTAACGATGATGCATTTGAATTCTTTGGTGGAACTGTAAATGCTAAAAATTTATATGCATACGGAACTGCGGATGATGACTATGATTTTGATTTTGGATATAGAGGAAAAGTATCGTTTTCAGTATCAAAGAGAGACCCACAATTCGTAGATAACGGAGATGCTGGAAATGGTGTAGAATGTGATAACGATGGAACGGGTTCATCCGCAGAACCATTTACACATCCTATTTTAGATAATATAATTTTGGTTGGACCTAACGATGCAACATCTTTATCAAACCACAATTTGGCAATGAGATGGAGAAGAGCAACTCAATTTGAGGTTTACAATTCTACAATCATTGGATATATGAAAGGTGGGTTATCAATGGAAAGTAATGAAACTGCACAATTCTACAAAGATGGTGTGAGTAAGTTTCAGAATAACAAAATTGGTTCATTCAATTTATTAAACTTTATCAGTAAAGCAACTACTATTATTACATCGGATGGGGTTAAAACAAAAGCATTGAGTGAAGGTAATACTGAAATAACTTTAACTGCTACTGAAATAGAAACTTTATCTAAACCAAATTGGATAGCCGGTTGGACACGTTTTCCAACGAAAGGAAATTAAAGTAATATTTATATCCGGTTACACTTCTAAATATTAAATCGGATATGGTTGAAAAAGTTAAGAGTTTTATTAAGTGTATTATTCATATTGTGTCTAGCTTCCAAAGCTAACGGACAAACATTTACACAAACATTTATAGATAAGTGTACTGGCGAAGTAAAAATCGCCACTACTACTTATGTCAATGGAAATGCGTATGTATCTTTCTATGACCAAATGAAAATATTCACACCTCAAGAAGTTCAGAGTGGGGCAATGAACATTTGGTTACAATCGGTATATTTAGCATATGCAAATAAAAATTGTACTACAAATGTAGTAGTACAACAAACTGTACAACAAACAGTCAATCAGGCAGTTCAACAGGCGGCAGCTCAGGCAGCAGCTCAGGCGGCAGCCGCCGCAGCAAAAGCAGCAGAAGCGGCAGCAGCCTCCGCAGCATCGGCGGCAGCAGCAAAAGCAGCAGAAGCGGCAGCAGCAAAAGCAGCGGAAGAAGCGGCGGCAAAAGCGGCAGCAGATGCAGCAGCAAAAGCCGCTAGTTCAGCTGCATCATCGGCGGCTAGTGGAGCAGCCAGTGGAGCTGCATCATCGGCAGCCAGTGGAGCGGCTAGTTCAGCTGCATCGGCGGCAGTAGCAACACCACCTCCACCAACTCCATCTACACCTGCTCCTGCTACTCCTGCGCCGGCGGCTAGTAGTTCACCTGCCCCATCATCAAATAGTTCGGCTAGTGGAGGAAATGGAAGTAGTAGTAGTAGTAGTTCATCATCTTCTTCATCAAGCAGTAGTTCATCTTCGGAAACTAAAACCGAAACCAAAACGGAAGCAAAAGCTGAAACTAAATCGGAAAATAAGAGTGAATCCAAATCAGAATCAAAATCCGAATCCAAAGAGGAAAGTAAATCGGAAAGTAAGAGTGAGGAAAAGAAAGAAGAATCTAAATCCGAATCTAAAAAAGAAGAAAAGAAGGAAGAGAAAAAAGAGGAAAAGAAACAAAAAGCGGCACCAATAAATCCATTACTATTGGCATCTGATTTAAGTATTGTAGAATCAGAACCATCAAAGTGGGATGCAATTTTAACAACTGGTATATCTCGTTCCTCAATGGCCGGAGATGAAAGTTATTCGGCTAGTTCTATGGTATGGAGTAGCTTAAAACAATTTGCTATAAGTGCCGGATATACTAAAATGAATTTCAAAGATGGTGCATTACACTCTATGAACTCTTACTCATTAACAGGTGCATATCTTAATAGAACTTATATGAGTTTAGTTGGATTAACCATAATTGTACCACATCCAAAAATTGGAGTATATGGTTACAATGTTGGTTTGGTTAATCTATTCTCTCCAAAGCAAGCTGGTGGATACGGGTATAGTGTAAGTAATTCAGGTGTATTGTTTTGGACTAAGCCATATCAAACTACAAAGAAACTAACTCTTTCACCGCAAGTGTTTACAATGTTACCTGGTGGAAGTTGGGATACCACTACTGGTTCATTTACTTATGGTACTGATGTTGGATTTTTATTGGGTACTTCAATCGATTACAAAATCAGTAAACGTTTTGGATTTAGTTTTAATTACAAAATCAATACGTCTACTGCGGCTGGAGCACCGATATTAAGTAACTTTTTAATTGGTTCGAGATTAATGCTTTAAGACATTATTTCTTTATCCAAATTCAAAGGTTCAGTATGTTGTCTTTGTTTTCTAACACCATAATGATTTGTTGTTTTTGAAATTACAGCTCCTAAAGAACTACACATTAAAACTACGGCTACTAATAAATTTATCATTTTTTTTATATTGTTTATATTGTTATTGTACTATTCAAATGTAAATATACGAAAAATATATTAAAAAACAAAGAAAAATAGGATTTTCCCAATAAGTTGAAAAAGGTTCTTTATATAGTACAAAAAAAAGTGTAATTTTATTTAATATTTAGATTTTGATATTTATTGGTGTAAAAAAATATACATTATGAACACGTTTCTTAAATTAGGTGTAATCGTTATAGCAATCGCAGTTGGGATATTTATATTTCGTGAATGTTCTTCATCGGATACACCGGGTGAAACTGTGAATGTGGATGGTAAAAAGTATGAGTTGATAAAACACAAAATTGATACTTTTGTTGTTGAACATACTCAAATAAAATATAGAAAGGGTGATGATATCTACCACGAGACAATTGTGGAAAAAGAGAAAAGAGTAGAAGTACCTATTTATATTAAAGCTGATAGTGAAAGAATTATCAGAGAGTATCATTCAAAGGTGTTATACAAAGATAAGTTAGTATTAGAAAATGATTTGGGAACAATTGAATTAACTGATACTATATCTATGAATAAGATTATTGGTAGAAAGTGGAACGCTCAAATAAAAGAAAGAACCATAACTGATACCAAAATAGTAAAAGAGTTACCAAAGAATCAGGTCTATATTGGTGGGCAGGCAATTGTTGGGAATTCAAATGTATTAGTTGGGCCACAACTTACATTGAAAACCAAAAAAGATAATATGTATGGTGCCGGAATGTTGATTGATGGAAATGGTAATAAATATTTAGGTGTTTCAGTTGGTTGGAAAATTAGAATTAAAAAATAAAATGCTCAACGAGTGTATCATTGTATCGAAAGAAGTTGGTGATAAGTTCATCCTAGCAAAGAATAGAGATAGAGCTTACAAACCAAAATTGGAAATAGTTCACACTATCATAAATGGTGTGGAGGTTGCATATATCCACGATATGATTACCGATTGGAGTGAGGGAATGAATGAGTTTGGAATCGGTATTGTTAATTCGGCTCTAATGGTAGGGCACGATGAGGCAGAGGCAAAGTTGGTAAAGAAGAGTGGTAAACCATCCAAAGATGGAAAGAAGATTAGAACTGCTCTTTCACAAAAAACTTTAAGAGAAGCAATCAAAGCGGCAGTATTAACTGATGGTGGTGTTAATGGACATACATTTGTATCATCTCCAAAGTATATGGTTAGTATTGAAAAAACTTCCAAACACAAACCGGAGATTACTTTACACAATATGGAAAATCCAGTTGTTCGTACAAATCACGGACATATGTTTACTGATGCTGGATATACACACGGAGAAAAATACCTATCATCTAAAATGAGAAAGATATCAGCTGAAAAATCGGTTGATAAAGTTGAAGATTGGAAAGAGATTGCAACGGCAATGAGAAAAGAATTCTTCCCAAAAGAATCTCAACTTAATATGGCAAGAAAAGCCAAAGAGATGTTCACATCATCTCAAACTGTACTTAACCTTACGGATAGAATATTACAAGTAGAATATTTTACTGATAACGTTGAGGAATTTGTTGGTATAACTAATAAGTTACCAAAAGACTACAAAGCTAAAATCAGTATCGTAGTAAAACCAATTCAATCCTAACTTTTTATAGTTTAGATATTTATACAAACAATATATAAATAGTATTACTATGTCAACCGAATTCGAGTTATTCAAAGGTAAAACATTAGGTTCACTTTTTGAGGACATTTACAATAACCAAACACAAAAGAAAGCCAAAATATCGGAACTAATCATTGAACTAAAAAAGATGGTTAGACACGCGGGTGATATGGCTGTCATTGGCCCACTTATCAAAGACCTAATAGATACATCTGTAAAGAATGATGACCAATTAGTTAAGTTGGCAAACCTAGCACAAAAGTTAGTTTTATCGGAAAAGAAATCCGAAGGACAAGACGGATTCTTATCTGATTTTGAAAAACAACAATTGTTAAAAGATATTGAAACAACTCAAATGGAGTTGGAAAGAGTTGATGATTTGGAAAACGAAATAGAGGAACTTAAACAAAAAGTAAAATAAGATGTCAATTCAAAATGCCAGTGTAGTTAGTACCCAAGTAGCGCAGAACCTTAATCAAAAATCGGCTGCTGGATATGGTATCGTATATAGTGTTGTATTAGATGAAACACATCCAATAATAAAAAAGGGTGATTTAGATACATCAAATGTTGGTGCTGTTGAATTTCGTTTTACAGGTAGACCTGAAGCAGATGATGAAAATTTACCATTAGCAATTCCGTTTGATAAAAACTTTAAAACATTGCCGGTACGAAACGAATCCGTAGAAATTTATTCGGGTACTAGTGGTGAGTTTTACTATAAAAGAATTGGTAGTGAACCAACTCCAATTACAACGGCAGACCCAAAACAAATAAGTAAATTATTTAAACCAAAACCGCTACCGGCCGATAGACGTCTTGATTACAAAAAAGTACAAGCAACTGGTATTGTTAGGAGTAGTGGTAATTCATCACAAGAATATGATGGGTATGGTGATTATTTTAATCAAGAAAAAGGAATTCATAAACTGAAATTATATGAAGGAGATAGTTTAATTGAAAGTAGATTTGGTCAATCCATACGCTTTTCGGGATACAATAATGTAGATAAAAAATATTCTCCTACCATAATCATTAGAAATAATGAAAATGTTGAATCAAAAAAGAAAACTATAAAAACCACAACTGAAGAGGATATTAATAGAGATAGTGGTATTATAGTTTTATCATCAGACCAGCATCAATTAAATTTTCAGCCAGGTAGTGTAGATGATAAGGGTAAAAGTGATTTCACAACAAAACCAGAATCATTTGAAAATTATCCAACAAAATTAATTGGTGACCAAATTTTAATTAGTTCGGGTAGATTAATATTTTCTGCAAGAAATGCTGAAATGATTTTTTATTCAAAAAAGAATTATGGGTTTATATCCGATGGTAATTTATCAATTGATAATAAATTAGGAATTGATATTAGTGTAAATGATACAATTAATATTGTTACAAATGGTAGAGATATTAATATGTTAAGTGGTAATGGTTCTATATTTTTGGGTAGTAAAGAAAACGGATTAGAACCATTAGTAAAGGGAACATCATTGGTTAAATTATTAGGTGAATTAATAGATACCATAGTTGCACAACAATATCTAACACCATCAGGTCCATCTAAAATAGGACCTGAAAATGTGGCAGATTTTGGTGCTATAAAAGGAAAACTAAATAGTATTTTAAGTAAGTTAAATCAAACAACATAATGGCCAAACCTAAAAATAAAGTAAAAATAGTAACAAACAATTTAACTGATTTCAAAAAAAGCGCAGTTATTAAAACGGATGCTCAATTAAAAGCAGAAAGAGTTAAATTGGAAGAATTAAGAATGGCGCAAGGTGAATATGAAAATACAAAAATTAAAAAAATTGAACCAATCGCTGGGCCAGGATTTGTAACATCATTTAGTAATACTGATTTATTATCAAAAATTCCACCACCAACTGTATCATTACCACCGCAAGAAAATCAACAATCCATTACAAAAGAATTATTAGCTAACACAAAAACTCAAATAAATGCCGGTATAGTAAATGCTGGTGCTAATTTACAAGCAGTTGGAAGTGCAGCACTAACAAATGCAAAATCACAAGTAACGGATGCATATGCTGGAATAAAAGATAAAGCAGGTGCAGCGTATGGTGATGCTAAAAAACAAGTTGATGGTGCGATTGGAGATGCAAAGGCGTTGGCAAATGTTGTAAAAAACTTTAAGATTCCACAACTACCACCAATACCAGAATTCAAAATAAAAGAACAACCAATACCGCGTAAGTTTAAGAAGTTATTAGAAAAACAACAGGCATTGGCATTATTAGAAGCAGCTAAACAATCGGCAGCACAAGCACAACAATTTGCAGCAGATGCACAAGCACAATTAGATGATGCTAAAAAACGTGCAACCGATGTAATAAATCAAGGAAAAGATTTAGCAGATAAAGCAACTTCTACTGCAACTGATATTGCCGATAGTGCAAAATCACAAGTAGAGGGAGCAATAAGTGATACAACTTCTTTAAAAGATAATCTTGTGGGTGATGCTACAGGAAAAGCAAACGAAATATATGGTAATCCATTAGATTTAATTAACAAAAAACCATAATATGTCTTGGGAGATTTTTAAACAAAATATATTAAGAGTATCGGATAGTCCAGAATCGATAAGTAGTACGGATATGATTGCCGATTTATATGCTAAAGAATATGATGCTGCTATAAAAAGAGGATTTGATTCTACACATAAAGTAACCTTAAAAAAGGGTAATGTTGAATTGATGAAAAAATTATTCAAACTTGCACTTGATAAAGGTTTAACTCAAACTGGTGAATATGATTTAGTTGGTGCAATGGGTGATGGTGTTTTGGCTTATTGGGCTGGGGCAGTTATGAATGAAATCCCAATACCAACAATACCTGCTACTGGTGCAACATCAAATATAGCAGTAACATCAAATTTAGTAGTAAGTAATGGTGTGTGGAAAAAATCAATTGGTGGAATAGACCCCGATGCTATGGATGACCCAGGCGATGATAATGCTAAAATTGAATTTGCTGCCGTAGAAGAATATGAAATTGATAATGGTGAAATTGCAGTTCCAGAACCAATACAAGAAACCGAAGAAGTAGTAGATGATACAATTGGTGCAGACATTGATTATGATACAATTGCAGAAAGTATAGAAACACCTACTTTTACTGATGAAGAAATTAGTAATGTAATTGAAAGTGAGATAGAAGATGTAGAAGAAGAATTTCAAATTGTAGAGCAAACCGAAGAGGAAAAGAAAGCAATAGCTGAAGCTGTTAGTAATTTACCACCACCAAAAATATATGGAAAAATAGGAGCTACTACTGCACAACTTTCTCCTCCACCTGGCTTACCTAAAAGTTTAGTAAATGGAACTATTCCTGCAAATGTACTTGCTCCAATCGGTAATGGTATGATACTACACAAAGAAGCGGCTGTACAATTTTTGAAACTAAAGGCACAAGCACAAAAAGATAAAATTAGATTTACAATATCATCTGCATATAGACCATTAGCAGACCAGGTACGATTGTATAAAAAATACCCAAAAGGACAAGCAGCAAAACCCGGTAGTTCAATTCACGGATGGGGATGTGCTATTGATTTTGGTGAAATAGCAAATGATTGTAAAGTAAAAGGTGGGGGAATTGGTGGAAGAACTGCACCTGCGGTCAATCAAAAAGTAAGACAAACCAATCCTTTATATAGATGGCTATCAGTATATGGTCCAAAATATGGTTGGTATAATCCATATAGATTATGTGATAACGCAGGTAATGATGAGGCATGGCATTGGGAATATTGGGGATTTTTTACTCAACACGAATAATATATGGCAGCAATACGTCCAACAAAAAATACGGGTTTAATTGTAGATGAGTTTCTTCGTTATGCGAATGAACATTTATCTACTATTACTGGTGTCATTTATACTACATCAAATTATCCACCATTAGGACAGCCTGGTCCTGGTATTATACAATGGCAGGGATATAGTGTGCAAGGTTTCAAAGAATCTACTGTAATTGAAGAAGAAATATTCCAAGATGTAGAAATTGAAAACGCAATAATTGATGAAGAATTTATAGAAAAAGGAATACCATTAGATTCTTCAGCAAATGGTTTAGCATTAGATGATTCAATTGATGTAAGTGATGCAGCCGATGCATCTTTTCTAGGTTCGGATGGAGAATTACCGGAATTACCAGAACTTACTGATGAAGAAATTACTAATTTTATTGAAGAAGCTGGTGTAACAATTGAGCCCGAATTAGCAACAACTGCAAATGAACCAGCATCCGATAATCCATCTGACCAATTAAATGGGCCAATAAACGCAGGTGGCCCTATGCCTGAAATTATAGTAGACCCAACTAAATTAAAACAAAAGTTTTATGTAGTTACAACTCGTGTAATTAGAGAATTAGAGGGTGGATACTATCACCCACAAATGTTAAGAGATGGTAGAGTAAAGGATAGTAGATATAATACATCCGGTGAAACTATGTATGGTATAGATAGAAAAGCCGGTGCACCGGGAACAACTAATCCACCACCTGCAAAACAATTTTGGGCAGCAATAGATGCGGCCGGTGCAGCTAGTAAATGGAAATGGTGTTACATTCCACCAAATCCATTAAGGGATAAGTTAGTATATTTGGCGGCAGGAATAATGGAGCCACAATTTAAAAGTAATTTATCAAATTATATAGGTGATAGAAATTTAATAAATTTAATAAATTCGCACGATGGTTTATTATATAACTTTGTGTATGCTTCATGGAATGGACCAGGATGGTTTAAAGGATTTGCTAGGATAATAAAAGCAGCATATGCAGGTGGAATGACAAATCCAACTCAATTATCTAGATTATTTACTGCAAAACGTCTTAATAATGTTGGTGTTATTGGAAATAAATCAAACAATTCACTAATTGCTCAAAATGGTAAAAAGATTGCCAAAAATTTGGGATACGCATAGTAAGTATAAATAAATCCCAAAAATAAACAAATCAAATATTTATATTAACAACAACGAAAGATAATCAAATGAATACGGATAAATTATTAAAAGCTATTCAAATTCTTATCAAAGAGGAGTTAAAACAACAACTTCCTGCTTTGATTAAAGAAGGAGTAACTAGAGAAATTAAAAGGGTTTTGGCCGAAGGAAATACTAAACCACAACCTAAAAAGGAAAGTACTGATATATCAATGGCTAAAGCTATATTAGGTGAGGATAGAACATCTCAACCTAAACAAAAAGTTGAAAATGTATCATACACTAAAAATCCAGTGTTAAACGATATTCTAAATGAAACTCGTATGGCTACAATGAGTGGGGGTGATGGTGAGTTTAGAACAATGAATTTTGGACAAGGTGATATGGGTTCAATTGTAGGTAAAACTGCTTTGGCTGAAAAAATGGGATATGGTGATTTAGCTAGAGGTCCTCAACCAAGTGGATTGGGTGTTCAAACTGGAGTACCTGAATTAGATAAAGCATTAAATAGAGATTATTCAGAATTAGTAAAAAGATTTAATAAAAAATAATGGCAGTAATATTAGGTCAAAAAGTTGTAAAAGATACGGTTGAGTTTAACGATTATGCTATTGGAATATCACTTCCAATACAAATTGGTAATGTTGCTTTCAATCAAACTTTTCAAACAATTGACCAAGTAAAGTCAAATATAAAAAATTTATTATTAACAAAAAAAGGTGAGCGTGTAATGCAGCCTGAATTTGGTAGTGGATTGCAAGAAGTTCTATTTGAGTTTAATGATGATGATTTATCTGAAAAAATAGAAACTACAATAACAACGGCAATAGAGCGTTGGATACCAAGTGTTTCAATAGAAAGTATATTAGTTGAATCAACCGATGCTTTAAAAGATTCTAATCAAGTTAATATAAGTTTAACTTTTAGAGTAACAGGTAATCAAAATGTACAAAACGTAACTTTTAATGTAAATGGTTAATACGAATGGCAATTAATACTATAAATAAAAATTTTAAGAATAAAGGAAAGGATATAAAGTATCTTAATAAAGATTTTACAGCTTTTAAAGATAACTTAATAGAATTTGCCAAAACGTATTTTCCAAAATCCTATAACGATTTTAGTGATGCATCGCCGGGAACAATGTTCATTGAAATGGCATCATATGTTGGTGATGCTCTTTCTTATTATGTGGATGATACATTAAAAGAATCATTAATTACATATGCCGAAGATAAACGAAGTTTAATCGCATTAGCACAATATTTGGGATACAAACCAAAAGTATCATCACCTGCAATAACAACATTATCAGTTTATCAGTTAGTACCATCGGTGGGTTCAGGTGTTAATAATCAGCCAGATTCTAAATATTTTTTAAAAATAAAGGAAGGTATGAAAACCATATCAACAACTGATGTAACATTTAGAACTACTGATATTGTTGATTTTGGTGAAGATTACAATAGAGAAGTGACGGTTTATCAAAGAAGTGCTATTACAGGTGAACCTACATTTTATTTAGTTAAAAAATTAGTTCAAGCAATATCCGCAATTGAACAAACTGCTACATTTGATTTTGGTCCATATGAATCGTTTAGAACAATAACACTAAATGAAACAAATGTAGTTCAAATATATGATGTTAGAGATTCTAATGGAAACAAATATTATGAAGTTCCATATTTAGGACAAGAAATGGTATTTATTGATTATCCAAATACGGAAGCAAACGATTCCGAATTAACTCAATTCAAAACATCAGTACCATACATTCTTAAAACTATAAAAACACCACGTAGATTCACTACAAGAATAAATGAAAATAGTACAACAACTATTCAATTTGGAGCAGGTGACCCTAATGCATATGATGAACAATTAATTCCAAATTTAAAAAATGTTGGATTGGGATTACCAAACTCTATCAGTAGATTGGAAGAATCATTTGACCCAACAAACTTCTTAAAAACAAAATCGTATGGTTCATCACCATCAAATACTACAATTACTGTAAAATATTTTGTAGGTGGTGGTATTGATTCAAATGTTCCAAAAAATACTTTAATAAACATAAATGAAGTTGAATTTAATGATGATTTAAGTTTATTTACAACTGCCGAATTAGCAACATACATATCGGTTAAAAATTCATTAGCAGTTGATAATGAAATCCCTGGTATTGGTGGTAGAGGTGCGGAGACTGTTGAAGAGATTAGACAAAATGCATTAGCAAACTTTGGTGCACAAAATAGAGCAGTAACTGCAAAAGATTATCAGGTTAGAGTTTTATCAATGCCTGCAAAATATGGTTCAATTGCAAAAGCATATGCAACTGCCGATGGTACGTTGGATAATAATTCCCCATCATCAATATTAGCATCACCTAATCATTTACAAGAGTTTACTGATTTAGTAATGAGATTTGTAAATTTGCCGGATATGCAAGAACCATCTCGTCAGAGTATCCAACAAGATATAACTAATTTTTTAGTAGGTAAAGCATCTAATTCAAATGAAAAAAATAATCCATTTGCAATTAACCTTTATTTGTTAGGATATGATTATGAGGGTAAACTAACAAATGTTAATAGAGCAGTAAAAGAAAATCTTAAAACATATTTGAATGAATATCGAATATTGACGGATGGTATTAATATAAACGATGGTTTCATAATAAATGTTGGAATTGATTTTGAAATATCTACATTTGACAATTACAATAAAAGTGAAGTATTGACATCGTGTATTAACGAACTAAAGGCGTATTTTAGTATTGATAATTGGACATTTAACCAAACTATAAATTTAAGTGAGGTTGAATTATTATTAGCAAATGTAGAAGGTGTATCATCCGTGCCAATGTTAAAGGTAACAAATAAATGTGGTGGAAGATATTCACCAAATTCATATAATATAGAAGCGGCTACTAAAGGTAAGATTGTGTATCCATCTTTAGACCCATCGGTTTTTGAAGTTAAGTACCCAGATTCGGATATTAAAGGAAGAGCAAAATAATGATATATTTTTTAACAGCATCCAAAGACGCAACATTATATCTACAACAACCAAATCAAAATACTGGTTTGGATGAGATATTGGAGATAAGCAAAGTATTTTACGGAAATGTAAAGGATGTTACTCATGCTTTAATTAAATTTGAAGTTGGACAATTATCATCATCATTGGTAAATGGTGATATTGTATTAACGGATGCCAAACTCATTCTTAAAGAAACGGAAAGTGATGAGATACCATTAGAGTACACAATATATGCAAATGCATTATCTGGTAGTTGGGAAATGGGTAGAGGAAATCGTTTTGATGAAATAACAACTGCTGGTGTAACTTGGAATTATAGAGAGGGTGATAATAAAATTGATTGGTTAGAAAATAACTTTGCACCAAATACTACTGCAAGTGTAAATAATGGTGTTGGTGGTACTTGGTACACAACACACGAGGCATCGCAAACATTTAGTTATCAAACTGCCGATATTGAAATGGATATTAAATCTATTTTACAAACTTGGTTAAGTGGTTCAATTCCAAATGATGGATTTATTTTAAGACACGATAGAGATAAGGAAACTGATACTGAAGATTATGGTCAAATAAAATTATTTAGTAAAGAAACTCATACTATTTACCAACCAAAAATTAGAGTGGGTTGGGATGACCAAATATTTGTAACCGGTTCACTAACAGAATTAACTGCAGAAGAGATTAAAGTTAGTGTACCTAATTTGAAAAAAGAATACAAATTAAATAGTATTCCTAAATTAAAAGTGGTTGGTAGAGAATTATATCCATTAAAAACATTCTCTAATACTTTTGCCTATACTTCAGTTAAATATTTACCTGAAACTACATATTATCAAATAAAAGATTTACATTCAAATGATGTAATAATTCCTTTTTCAGAATATTCAAAAGTAAGTTGTGATTCAACTGGTAACTATATAAAATTAAATCTTTCTAATTGGGAAGCTGATAGAAAATATAAAATAGAATTTAAGATTGACCAGGATGGTGCAATTCAGTATTTTGATGATAATATTATTTTTAGTGTAATTAAAGATTAACAATGGCAATAAATACGGGTTTACGAAACCAACAAAAAATTAATGAGATACAAATTAGTGGTTCTTTGGCTATAAAGACAAAGAACGAATTTGGTGTCCATATATTTAGTGGTTCGGTTGCCGATGATGGTATTATTGCTGGTAAATTACAAAAACCAAAATACGATATTTCCGAAATAAGAAAATCGGTAGATACTACAATTGTAGAGTTAATACCAATCAGACCGCCAGTTGGACCTGATACTGTATTACGAAGTATTTGGAATGAGGCAACTAAATCAATCGAAGATTTAACAAAAGAAAACCAAAGATTAAATAGTGAAATTTTAGATTTAGAAGCAAAGGTTGGTGAGTTAGAAATTGCATCTCAAAGTTTAAGAGTTGATTTAGATGCTAAAGATTTGTTATTGGCAGCAGCAGAAAATCAAGTTTATCAAGCAAACTCAAAAGTAGAATCTTCAATTGTTGAATTACAAAATGCAATTCAAAAAGCAACGGCGGAATCTATTCAGAGAGTTTCATTGTTTGCACGAAACCAATCATTGGAAGACCAGGTAAAACAATTAAACGAAACAATAAAAGGTTTAGAAGCTAAAAAAGCAGAAGGTGCAAAACAATTGGGTGATATTACATATAGAGTATTAAAAATAACAAACCCCGCATTTGCTCAATTAAGGGTTGAAGCAAATTACGATAATAATATTACCGGTTGGGTTAATGGTCCAGAAATTGAATTATATAATTCAACTGATACTGCAACAACTGTTACTTTTGATTTATTGGAAGGACCATCAAATAGAAATGATGAATTAATGCCACCATTAAACATAACAATACCTGCAAAAGAAACAAAAATATATACGGTTGGTTTTAATAAAGCTAAATTATCCGGTTTGCAACCAAATGCATTTTATCAGGGTTCAGTAGACCACAACAGAACATTTGTAATTAATTCGGCTGGAACAAAAACTAATTTAACATTTACTCTATTTAAGGACAGTTAAACAATGGCAATAAAAACATTTAAAGAGATAATTGATAACAATGGTTATCGTATAAACTCAAAAGATAGAGAAATTTTTGAGCAAGGAAACTTGCAATCATTTTTTGGTATATCTGATAATGATGCTATTGAGTTTGTTGTGTATGATGCAAATGATAATCAATTACCACTTCGAAGTGGACTTGTTAGATATATAACACTAACAACCGAAAATATAAGAGATTATATTCTAATACCAGAGGGTACTGTATTTCAGCGTTATCAATTTCCAAAAGAATATTTTGTTGATGTTGAGCGTATTCTTAAAGATGAGGGTTATAGAAGTGGTATATTTAGAACACAAGTAACTTTAGTAAACAAAAGAGTTGGTGGTGATGGTGCTGATAATAAATTGTGGATATCTGAAATATCACCATCTAGAACCGAAGTACGTTTATTTCCAATAAAAAAAGATGGTGTTGTATTAGATGATTTACAAAAACGATATGATTTGTTTTATAGAGATGGTGTGTTTAGAGATGATACTATTACATTCGCTGTAAACTTTATAGATAAAATAAAACCACAGGCTATAAGTACATTTATTAGAGGAAAATATTCGGAAAGATTTTTTAATAAGTTAAAAGCAGAATACAAAATACAGGACTTTGAAATATTTGCAAATCAAATATATACTAAATTTGTTGAATCCTGTCTTTATGAATTTACAAATCGTCATTCACAAGTATTTGATATAAACTATGGTCAACCTCGTAAAACAAAACCACCATTACAATTATCAAAAAATGATGTAGTTGAGATATGTAAAAGATTGTTAATGAATGCTATTAGTTTTCTTACAACTATACCAAACTCTAATTCCAAAACAACATTTGATACTGGTAACAACGATAGTTTTGATGAAGTTGGGTATGTGTTACAAAGATTAACATCTGATACTAGAGTTGATACATCTTCTCCACAATTGGAAAGAAAGGAAATTATCAAACCAAAATCAACAAATGTAGATTTACAAATAGCAGCGAATATTAAAAAAGAAACCCCATCATCTCCTGCTGCATCTACACCAAATAATGATGCACCATATTCTGCACCAAAAGTATATGCGTATAGTTATGATATATCAAACTATGGTAGTGAAGCTAGAAGATTTACTTGGAGAAAAATTGGATTAAATGGTATTGATGAAATAACTCTAAATCCAAAAGAACAACGTACTATATGCGCAATTGAAGGTACTGTATCAGTTAGTGGTAACTATACGTCAATTCTTAAAAAAGATGTATGTAATGAGCAAGAAGGTTCGGTAACAAACACAATAGCAACTATACCTAGCGTAACTGACCCTATTGTAGCAACTGGTAGTGACCCTATAAGAGGTTCTTTTGGAGGATATGTTCCTAATACTACACCACCACCAAATGACCCACCATCATCATATAGTGGAGGTGATAATATGAGACGTGATTTGGGAGGAGTTACAAATGGTGAAGGGCTTGGATGGGATGGATATTTTGGAAGTTAAAAATAATATATTTATAGAATAATAACAAATAATAATTAAATGCCAATAGCACCAGAAATAGACCCAAATTCAGACGCAATATTAAGACAACCCGGTGGTGGTAGTGGAGGCACTGGCGCTAATGGGGGTACTATTGTAGTAAATGAAGTAGCAGGTAGAGATGGAAGATTACCTGGTGATAACACATTCCTCACATTAAATAATGGTGGTCGTATAGATACAACTGCCCCTGCTGGTACAACTGAATCTGATGTTAGTTATGAATTTAAGATTACATCAAATGTAGCTGGTGCGTCTATAATGATTGATGGTGAAAATTCATATAGAACAACCAACGATACATTATATTTTAAGTTAAGTGAAATATTAAACACAAGTGGAAAAACCATTACATTAATAAAGAATGGTTACAAATCTCCACAAAAATATGATATTCAGGTCTTTGAAAATCCAAAATACACTGGTAGTGATATTGCTAGAAACGATAAACAAAGTGGATATGCTTATACATCAACTACACCATATGTTTTAATTGTAAGAAAGCTTGAAGATGGGAGTAGAAAACCATATACTAATTCAAATACTTTAACTAGAGAATTATCATTTGAATTAAAAAGAGATACTAGCGTACCAATTGAAGCAGATACTAGCGATACGTTTGTAATTAGTTTAGATGGACCAAATAATTCCGTAACCATTATTAAAGATGGTGCTGAGAAAATACCATTACAAAGGGGATTAAACCAAATAATTGCTAATTTGGGAAGTAAATTTAGTATAGCATCAAGTGATACTAATTTATATCGTGTATCCGAAATTAATATTGCTTCAAATAAAGAAAATAAATCCGTAAAGGCAAAGGATATAAGTGAAAGTATAGGTACTACATTTACATTAGATAGTAGATATAGTGCAACAATAAAATCAGAAAATTTTGCACCACAATCATTAAACTTACCGGGAATTGGATTAACAACCGGTGAGGTATTAAGAACATATAATATAAATGCCGAAAGTGGTATTGCAGTTGGTATTAAAAAATATGGTGAAGTTAATACTATTAATGTTTATGTAAACAACGAAAGATTCCCATATAGTGATTTAGGACCAACATCCGAATATACATTATTAATACCAGATAGAGCATTTCCTAGAGTTGGGCAATATAGAGTTCGAATGATTCCTCGTAATGGGGATGGTGATGGAGAACCAATTGAAATCACTGTAAACGCAATTCAGGATGATTATGTGGGTGTGCCGGATTTACGAAATATTTCATATCCATCATTATTAAGAGGGCCAGATTATGTTGGTACTGATGTAGATTTTACAATTAGTTATACATCAGTTAATACGGATTATGTTAAAATCTATAAAAAAGGTTCACCATCATTTATTAGAGGAACAAAGGCAGGTGTAGTTAGGTTAAATGTTGCAACTATCTTAAATTTAGATGGAACTCAATTAAAAGAAGATGATGATAAAATCTACATTGATTTAGAGTTAGAACCATATAATACTAGTGGTAGAGAAGTTGTAGTTGGTAAAAGAGAATCTATACAAATTCTTTTTGATAAGGGTGATTTAGAAATACCTAGACCAGTGGCAATGAATCGTATTGCCGAAGGTTTCCTTGCACAATTTGATGATACTATTTTTGAACAAGAAACTTCAAAATATTTAACTCACTTATTACATTTTGGTGATGGTGATAATAAAGTAATTACAACTTGGGTTGGTAGTGAAGATTCGTTAATATTAAAATTATACGAACCATTATCTACTGCCGTTCAAACAAATCAACAAGTTTGGATTTCTAAATTACAATCAAATCCAATAATTGAAACCATTACATTAAGTAGTGCAGTTGAAGAATATTGTCCACCATTAAAAGGACCAAATTTTTCATTGGTTGCTGATAATGGAACTGGGTATAAAGTGTTTGATGAATTAATAGCAAGTGGTTCTCAAACATCTACTGATATAGTAAACAAATATATCGAAGGTACAGGAATCGATACTTCTAAATTAAATATACAATATGTAAGTGGTTCGGAGTATGTATTTACAAATTTTGTAAATTTTGGTTCTGCAGAAGAAAGAATTAAAAACTTCTTCTATAAAGTAGAATTACTAGAAACGTATAAAGATAAATATAATAAATTAACTGCTGCTAGTTTTGATGCAGGTGCATTATTAACTACTGAAGGTTTCCAAACACAAACTGAAGATTTATTTGATATAAATTATGAAGTACAAGTATTCAGAGGCCAAAGTGAGGCAATTGAAGCTAAAAAAATATTTGATACTATAAATGGTATAATTAGAGGATTTGACGGATATGAAAAGTTCTTATATACATCATTGGATGATTTGGCATTTCCAAAAGAAGTATATTCAAATCCAATAACAGGTTTGGCAACCTATGTATTAAAATCGGTAAATGAAAGTGAAGTTGTTGCTTGGTATGAATATTTACTTAACCAATCTGCATTATTTGATAAAGATAACTTAAATTATTTAGCAAATAATCTACCAGAACATATTATAGAAGATTACAATAATGCCGAATTCATAACATTTTTGGATATGATTGGTCAACACTTTGATATAATATGGGCATATATCAATGGTTTGACTAAATTAAAAGTATTAGAAGAAAAACAAACAAATGGATTTGCAAACAATATGGTTTACAACCTATTGGAATCTATGGGTTGGGAAGGTAAACGTGCATTTAACTCACAATTCCTTTGGGAGTACGCTTTTGGAACTTATCAAAATGGAGTTCAAAAGTATGGCATGCCATTAGAGGAAGCCAATAATCAAGTTTGGAGAAGAATCTTAAACAACTTACCATATCTATTAAAACATAAAGGTACTGGTAGAGCAATGAAGGCAGTTATGTCTTGCTATGGTGTTCCACAATCAATGTTAAGTATATTTGAATTTGGAGGACCGCAAGACCCAACAAAAGAAGGAAGTACTAAATTTACATTTGATGATAGAACAGCTGCTATACATTTGGAAGAAGATTCTACAATTATAGTTCCGTGGAGTAATGTACCATATACATCAACAAAACCACAATCAATTGAGGTTAGAATAAAGCCGGATGTTGTAAGAGATACTACTATTATTTCAGGTAGTGATTTCAAATTGGATATACTCCATACAACGGGTTCTTTTGCTAAACTACAATTCAATTTAGGAAATAGTGTATCTTCACCATATTTCGCAACAAGTGGAGTTGGTACACCATATATTACATCATCAATAACATATGTATTAGGACCTGATACGATAACAAGTAGTGGAGATTTCCCATTATCAACTGAATATTATAGTAATTTATTAATTAACAAATATAGTTTAGGTGGTGATGGTGCTTTATATGAAGTATTGTTAAAGACATCGGATGGTAATAGAATTATTACAAATGTAAGTATGTCACTACAATCATCGGTATCTCCGTGGTTGAGTGGTTCTGATTTGAAAATTGGTAATAACTTTACGGGTGATTTAGATGAGTTTAGATTGTGGAGTGTTCCATTACAACCATCTAAATTTGAAAATCATACATTACACCCAGATGCAATAAATGGTAACTCATATACTGCATCAACTGCAGATTTAATGTTCCGTTTGGATTTTGAATATCCAAAGAATAGAATATTAGACCCATACATTAAGAATGTTGCCTTAAACACAACTTATGATGGTGTAGGTTCATATGCTACTGCTAGTGGTATGTATTCTGCTTCTTCTTATCCATACCAATACACTCCATACGATAGAACAGTTACTGCAACTGTCCCATCATTAGGATTCAACTACTCTAATAAGATTCGTTTTGAGGAGCAAGAAATGATTGGTGATTTATCTTACAAAGCTAGAGCAACCAAAAAATCATTTGATAGAGCACCAATTGATTCAAATAGATTAGGTATATTCTTATCTCCAATTAAGGAGTTAAATATGGATATTGTAAAAGCGTTTGGTGATTTTAATATTGATAACTATATTGGAGACCCATCGGATGAATACAAAGAAAACTATACTGAATTAGCTAATTTAAGAACATACTACTTCGAAAGATTAAATAGAAACATTTACGAGTATATTCAGTTAGTGAGATATATTGATAAATCATTATTTGATGTATTAGGAGATTTAGCGCCAGCTAGAGCAAATGTATCTAAAGGTTTATTAATTGAACCACACTATTTAGAAAGAAGTAAAACTCGTTGGAGTAAACCTGAATCGGAGAAAAATGATTACGATAGTTTAATAGATATAAACGATAATAATAAAGTAGAATCTACCTATGATGTAAAAGATGCATCATTATTGGCAATAGAGGATGTTTTGTTGGATGTTAATTTACCTAGCTATGAAACTATTGTTGATACTGCTGATACATATTTGTTGGAAGGTACAAACCCAACATATGATTCTCAAATCGATACAATTGAAACATATGTATTAGAACCATCATATCCAACATATCCACAAACTGGCTCAATAAACATTGATTGTAATTTAGGTTCAAACATTAGTGCACAAGTTGATTCGTTCTCATCTGAATATATTGGATTAGACCCAAACTCAATTGCTAATGCCGGATTTGGATTGTATGCACAACGTGGGGTTGGTATGGTAAGAAAGTTTGATGGGTTGTATGATAGAAACGAATTGACTGGTAGTAGAAAAAATATTTATTTAGTTAAAGAACAATATAAGACAGTAGTTTCTACACAAGTTGCAGGATACCCAACAAATGGTGCTTTAGCGGGGGAGCAAGTATTGTACGCAGATATTGATAAGATAAATTATAGATATAAGGTTACTACATTACCATTTAGTGGTAGTGTTTCTATTGGAAACGATATTGTTGATGTAACTACACTTGATGGTTATTTCCCAACACACTATAAGTTTGTAAATAATTTATCAGAAGGATTGCAACGTTCATATTGGAAAGGTTCAACACAAACATCTGGCTCTACGCCCGATGGTTTAGATGCAGTTGAAATCTTTACTACTAATCCTAATATTCTACGTGTTGCTAAGACTGGTAGAGGCAGTGGTGAACCAATACTTATCGTGGAGTAAATTGAAAATAAAAATAAGTTATATTTATATGTATGATGTATATCTTTACATATCAAACCAAAAACCTAATAAATGATAAAACTTATATTGGGGTTCATTCTACTAATAATTTGAATGATGGTTATATGGGTAGTGGTATTAATATAGCAAGAGCAATTAAAAAATATGGTAAAGAAAATTTTATTATGATACCATTAAGTTTTTTTGATACCATTGATGAAGCATATGCGGAAGAAAAATATTTAGTTAATAGCGAATGGATATCCAAAACTAATAATTACAATATAACTGAAGGTGGGAATGGTGGTTGGTTTTATGTAAATATGACTGGAAAAAACAATCATAACTTAGGAAAAACCTTTTCTTCCGAACACAAACAAAAAATGCGTTTAGCTAAATTAGGTAAAAGCCAAACAAAAGAACATCGTAAAAATTTACAAAACTCTTTACAAAAAACAAATTGGGGTGGTGAAAAAACAAATAAATGGAAAGATGCACATAGAGAATTTATGTTAAATCAACCAAAGATTAAATGTCCTTATTGTGAAAAAATTGGAACAAAAGGACCTATGATACAACACCATTTTGATAATTGTAAAAACAAATAATTATAGTATATAAAGAAAAACATTATTATGGCATACTTGGATAACACCGAAATAACAGTAGATGCAATTTTAACCAAAAAAGGTAGACAAAAATTAGCATCGGGTCAATCTCTAAACATCTCAAAGTTCGCTTTAGCAGATGATGAAATTGATTACACATTATATGAGCCCGCACACCCAAAAGGTTCGGCATACTATGATTCTGCTATCAGAGCAATTCCGGTAACGGAAGCATCTCCTGATGAGACTCAAGTATTAAGATACAAATTAGTTACTCTTCCAAAAGGAACAACTCAAATCCCAACGGTTAAGTTTGGTATAACATCAATCACTGCAAATCAAACTGAAGGTGGTGTTGGTTTAACTCCAACAACTTCTCCTGCAGGTGGAAACTCAACTGGTGGATATACGGTTGTATTAGCAGACCAAAGAGCTGGTACGGTCGTAGTAACAATGGGTTCATCTGGAGCAGGAACTATTCCAGTGTTCTTAGGTGATGAAATCACAACTACTGCACAAGTAGTAAGTGGTATGGAATTTAGATTTACACCAAATCCTAACTTAACTATCGATATTGCAACAACATTGACAGTTTATGGTAATGAGACAGGGGGTTCTGAAACAATTCCAGTAAACATAACATACAAACAAACAGTATAATAGTAGATAAGACATGGCACTAATAAATGACCCTAATATAACCAGACAAATTAGAGATTTGGCGGGAACTGGTACACTGGATACTACTCAAATTGTAAACTTATTAAACTCCGTATTGCCAGCTGGACAACAAGTATCAGATGGTTTTGGAGTTACAACCGGAGTATATAAAAGATTTGGTGAATTTGATAAAGTAAATGCAAAGATAGAAGTAGTAACAACTGGATTATGGAGCGGAGATTCTGGTTCATTAAATTTAATTTATTCATCATCAACACAAACTGCACAAACTAGCGGACAATATTATTACAATGTATATGATAAAAATCCACAAGCAGATTCATCTGCAGAAGTTCAATTTGCAGTAGCATATGGACACGTTAATGGTAGTGGTTCAATCACATTAGCAAATGATGATAATTCATTGTTGGCATCAAAAGCAACTTATGCACAATATCGTTCAATGTTGTTAGACCCAACTGATACTAAATTCTCATTTGTAAATAGTGCAGGTGTTGCAACTGATTCAAATGATGTATATATTATCAATTTAAGTAGAAGTAGATATAGAGAAAAAATGGATGCAGGTAACTGGTCATTATCTTTATCTGGTTCTAATGGAATGTTTACATTCATTGATAATAGTGGAAAGAAATTTAGCGATGAAAATGGTTTAAGTGGTAGAGTATTCAAAGTAGTTTCAGGTTCATTAAATTTAGGAACTGAAAACGAAGCAACTGTAAATACTGTAACTGATGTAACATCTGGTGAAGGATTTGGTTTATTCTACCCAGATAGAGGTATCATTGTATTAAATCCAAAAGCATTAGGAAATACAATTGGAAACGTTTATGATGACAATTGGAATTTGGTTGGAAATTTAAGTGGTAGTTTGAATACTGCGGCTGAACAATACAATCATAAAAGATTATATCACGCTATTAGAACAGGTGGAAAAGTTTCTACTGGTTTTGCTGGACAATATGGATTTGAAGCTAGAAGAACTGAAAATGTATCAACACAACATTTCTTTGTAAGAGCAACAAATAGAGAGTTTAACTATTCTAACAATCCAACGTATGTAAATGCAGATGGAACGTTTGTTGAAACTACATTCAAAACTGACCCATATACTTACATCACAACAGTAGGTTTATTAAGTGATGCAAATGAGGTATTAGCAATTGCTAAAACATCTCAACCAATTGCAAAATCATTTGATAAGGAAGTTTTAATTAAAGTTAAATTATCATTCTAATTAGAATGAACGTATAGAATGAGAACCCCCAATTCGTTGGGGGTTTTTCGTTTTATTCATATTTATATAAAAGTAATCAATTAGATGTATAAGGAAATACCAAAATCGGATATTATAGTAAGACCAATACGCGTTTACAAAGAATGGAGTTTGGATGAAAATGATATTCAACCAATATTTGGAGAGAATGTAACCGATTCTTTATTTGATGCCGATACTGCTGAAAAAAGTGGTGGGTTCTATAAAAGATTAGTCTATGATTCTACCAAAGCACAATTCTATAATAACCCAGCAACTTCATCAATTATTACCGAAGTTGGTTTAAGAAAATCGTATGCTTCAACTGATGAAAGAATAATTGAAGATGAAATTGTAGTATTCCCAATTGCTCAATCACAATATGGTGAAGGTATAAAGATTGGTAGTGTTGTATTATTGGATGATGATACTGGTAGAACATATACCGATGATAAACATTCAAACTTAATTGATTCTGGCAGTAATATTAAGGGTAATATATTTTATGATTTGGGTTTAGTTGTAGTAACTAAAGATATTGTTTCTGGTTCAAACTTTAATACATTTAGATTGGATTTTCGTTCTACAAAAACAATATACGAAAATGAAGTGTTTATATCGGTATTAGAAAACGAATACAATTATTCACAAAATCCATCTGCGTATTATGAAGATGGTGCACGTGTAAATACAATTTCAGTAACTAGCCCATATGATATATACGGAACTACTAAATTTAATAAAACAATATATTCGCCGGGTATAAAATATGTAAAAAACAAATATACGGCAGTTGATGGTACTGAATTGGATTTTAGAATCCCATCTGCAATAAACCCAACAATAAAAGCTGGATTTGCCGATTATGATGAAATGTCTGCAACTGATTTGACAGGTTCGTATCTGGCACCATATATAACTACTATTGGTTTATATGACGAAGATTTGGATATGGTAGCAGTTGCAAAATTACCCCAACCAATAAAGTCATTACCAGATTACCCGGTAAACTTTATTATTCGTTTTGATACTTAAAAGAGTTTTAATCTATATTTATATTAAACAAAAGTAAAATGGCATCAATTATAGAAATGTACGAAAAATCTGCTCCAAAGACTAGTACTGCTAATCTTAAAGGAAAAGATAAAACACAAATTGAACCAGATGGCGGTTTGAATTTAGCAACTGATGAAACTAAATTGAAAAAAGCTAGAGGTGGTGTGTTAAATAGTAAAATGTATTCGGATACTTTCAAAAAGAAGTAAAATGAGTTGGTTACATGAGGGAAATATTGTTACGGAAGAACACGTACCTATTGGTGCGGTGGGATTCGTATATAAAATAATTCACACTCCAACTGGCCGATATTATATAGGTAAGAAATCACTTACATCAACTAGAAAGTTAGCACCACTCAAAGGACAAAAAAGAAAAAGGACAGTAACCAAATCTTCAGATTGGGAAAAATACTATTCTTCAAACGATTGGATTAAAGAACAAGTAAAGGAAGGTAAAGCTGATGAATTCAGTAGAGAAATCATTCAATACTGCTTCTCTAAAAAATCATTAACATATTACGAAATCTATTGGCAATTTCAATACAATGTTCTTGCGGATGATAATGCAATAAACGAAAACCTAATGGGTAAATTCTATCGTAGGGATTTACTATAAACAAAAAAGTTATGACAATACCTGAAATCTCAAAAAAGTACGGAATCTCCGAAGCATATCTAAATTCAAAAGATGATGCATTATCAATTGCAGCTGCATCTTTAATAGACCTAAAGGGTATGTTAGAACAAAATCAACCAAAACCCGCTATTGCAGATAAAATGCAATTTTTAGCAGATTTTTTAAGAGACGTAAAAAATTCTACATACTAATTTGGAATTGTAAAATAATCTTTGTATATTTGTGAGATTATATTCCAAAGTATGCTATCTGGTAAAAATAAGATTGTAGTTATATCGATTTTAGACACAACGCTTGGTGTTGGTTCATCTCTCAAAGGAAATGAGCAACAACACCATTGCCCATTCTGCCATCATCATAAAAAGAAACTACAAGTGAATTTAGATACACAACAATGGCATTGTTGGGTGTGTAACTCTAAAGGCCGTTCTATTGCATCTCTTCTTCGTAAACTAAATGTTGATAAAAGAGATTTAGATAGATTACATAAAATTTATGGAGATGAACCCGCATATTCACCAACCGATGAGTATGTAATAAAATTGCAATTACCAAAAGAATTCAAACAATTACATTTCAAACCATCTGGTTCATTTAATCCAATCTACAACAAAGCAATTCATTATCTATCTCAAAGAGGTATAAAGGATTCGGAAATTGTAAAGTACAATATTGGATATTGTGAGGATGGATTATATGGTGGTAGAATTATTATACCATCTTATGATGAAAATGGTGAATTAAACTATTTTATTGCTCGTTCTTTTTATGAGGATTCCACAATGAAATATAAAAACCCACCGGTAAATAGAGATGTGATTGTGTTTGAAAATCAAATCAATTGGAATGAACCTATCACATTAGTTGAGGGAGCATTTGATGCATTCTCCGTAAAGAGAAATGTAATTCCTTTATTGGGTAAGTTTCTATTAAGTAAATTAAAAAATAAGATTTTTGAAAAAGGTGTAAAAGAAATCACCATAATGTTAGATTCAGATGCTATTGAAGATTCCACAAAGCATACTGATTATTTTATGAAAAACGGAATCAAAGTTAAGAACATAATACCCAATGGTAAAGATGCCGGAGAATTGGGATATGATAAAGTAAATAACCTAATCAAATCAGCAGAGGAAACTGGTTGGGATACAAACATCCTAGCTAAATTAAACAATCTATGAGTGTAAAAAGAATTTACCACATTGCCGATGTACATATCCGTAATGTAAAAAGACATAATGAATATCGTCAAGTATTTGAAAAAATGTTTGAAGAGATTCGTAAAAGAGGAACTGAAGATTCCATCATTTATTTAGCCGGAGATATTGCTCACGCTAAATTAGAATTATCACCTGAATTAGTTAGAGAGATAAGTTGGTTATTCACCGAATGTGCAAAACATTGTGAAACTATTCTTATTGCAGGTAATCACGATTGTAATATGAACAATAGTGATAGATTGGATGTTTTGACTCCAATTGTAGAAGCATTGAACTTAGATAACTTTCACTACTTAAAAGATACGCAAGTATATTCAATAGGTGGGATTGATTTTTCAGTATTTTCTATTTTTGATAAGAGAGATAATTGGATTACAGCAGATAAACTATTTGGTAATAAAAAGATTGCCCTATTTCACGGACCATTAGATACTTCCACAACCGATGTGGGATATGTGGTAAGTAGTAGACATTTTACACCCGATATTTTTGATGGGTTTGATTTAGCATTATTAGGTGATATCCATAAAAGACAGGAAATCATTTCTCCAATGGGATGTAAGATTGTATATGCCGGTTCGTTGGTACAACAAAACTTTGGAGAGAGTTTAGATAAGCACGGATTTTTAGTTTGGAATATAGATACTCTAACTTACGAAGAAGTAGATATCCAAAACGAATATGGATACTATACTATGAATGTGGATAATGGTATTGTACCCGATGTAACGGATATGCCATTAAAACCTCGTTTGAGAGTTAAGCTATCCAACACCGATACTGCGGATACTAAAAGAGTTGTGACAGAAATCAAACAAAAATACAATGTAGAAGATTTCACCATTATCAGAACGGACTCATTCTCAAAGAGTAAGACAGGTAATAGAGCAACCAAATTAGATTTCGAAGATATATCCGATATAAACCATCAGAACTCCCTTATCGTGGATTATGTCAAACGAATGATGCCATATACTACCGAAGAAGATTTGAAGGGCTTAGAAACGATAAATAGAGATGTTAATAGTAGAATTGTAACCGAAGATATTCATAGAAACATTCATTGGAAACCCGTAAAGTTTGAGTTTAGTAATATGTTCTCTTATGGGGAAGATAACGTAATCAACTTCGATAAGGTGGGTGGATTAATGGGATTATTCGCACCAAACGCAGCAGGTAAATCATCATTGTTTGATGCCATCTCATTCTGTCTATTTGATAAATGTAGTAGAGCATTCAAAGCAGCAAATATTCTAAACAATCGTAAGGATACATTTAGTTGTAAATTAGAAATTGAGATTGATGGGGTACGATACTTTATCCAAAGAGATGCAAAGACAGTTAGTAAGGGTAAGAGTGTTAAGGTGGATGTTCAATTTTGGAAAGAGGATGGTGGTAATACCGAAGTTCTAAACGGAACGGAACGTAGAGATACCAACAATATCATTGAACAATACGTTGGTAGATATGAGGATTTTGTATTAACTGCCTTATCATTGCAGGGAAATAATGCATTATTCATTGATAAATCTCAAACGGAGAGAAAAGAATTACTTTCTCAATTTATGGGATTGACTGTATTTGATAAATTGTATGAAACGGCAAATGAGGATATTAAAGAAGTAACAACACTTATCAGAAATTTTAAGAGGACCGACTTTACTTCCGAATTAGCAACAAAGCAAGATGAGTTAAAACAAAAAAAAGAAGAGTTTGATATATTAAGTGCTGGGTTAAAATTATTAGAAGGTGAAAAAGAAGATTATGAAAATCAAATTGTAGAGTTATCCAAACAATTGACACCAATGGATGGTAACTTAAACATTGATGATTTGAATATCCGTAAATCTAGCCTAACAATAAATGTTGATGGTAATAAAAAACTAATTGGTGAAAAGAAAATTAAATTAGAAGAGTATGATGCTTCATTAGTTACTATGAAACAAACTATTGAAGAAAATAGTTCATATGGTGATAAAACAATTGAAGAAGCATATACGGAGTTTACTAGTCTACAACAAACTTATACATCATCATTGCATAGTATTGAAAAACTTACTATCACATTAAATGCTAATAAAGAAAAGTTATCTCATTTAGAAAAGCACGAATATGACCCAAATTGTAAGTTTTGTATGAACAATGTATTCGTAAAAGATGCAAATGAAACAAAACAAATTGTAGATGAGCAATTAGTAGTATTAGAAGAATTAGAAAGAGGTAATCGTAAGATAGTATCTCGTTTAGATGGGTTGAGTGATGTTAAACAAAAGTACGATGATTGGAAATCTCTAAAAGATAGATACGAAAAAGGTAAAGGAGTAAGAGATAAATTGGAGTTAGAAATTGGACAAATGGAAACTCAACTATCATTATACGAAACTCAATTAGAATCGGTTGAAGGTGATATTCAACGATATAATGATAATGTTGAAACTATTTCTAACAACAAAAAAATAGAAAAAGATATTGTTTCTTATAGAGGATTAAAAACTGCCAAAGAAAGTGAAATTGAATCTACAAATAAAAAGTTAATGAAGATTTCATCGGAAACTGGTTCTATCAATTCTTTTATTAAAGAAATGAAAGCCAAAATGGCAGAAGTTAAAGAACTAGAAACAAAGAATCAGTTATACACATTCTATTTAGATGCCGTTAAGAAAGATGGTATTCCTTATGAGTTGATTACAAAAGCATTACCAGTAATTGAGGAAGAGATTAACAACATATTAGGGCAGGTTGTTGATTTTGGAATTATGATGGATACGGATGGTAAAAACATAAACGCTAAAATTGTTTATGAAGACCAGGCGTGGGCATTGGAAATGTGTAGTGGTATGGAAAAATTTGTTAGTGGGTTAGCAATTAGAGTTGCTCTTATTAACATATGTAACCTACCTCGTCCAAACTTTTTAGTAATTGATGAAGGATTTGGAACATTGGATAGTGATAACCTTTCATCTTTATTTATGATGATGCAATATCTTAAAACTCAATTTGATTTCATTTGGATGATTTCACATTTAGAGCAAATGCGAGATATTGTAGATGGGTTAATTGAAATCAAAAAGGATAATGGTTTCAGTAAAATTAATTTTTAATAGATGGTAATACATTTTTTGGTTGAGGTTTTGATGTTTGGATTTTTTCCTTTATCAGAGCTTCAACCAAACCATTTAATTTGTATCCTTTCTCTTTGCAAAATTCCTTTAACATAAGATGCACATCGGCATCAATTTGTATCATAGCGTATTTTTTCATAATTATTTTGTAGTATATTCTAATTCGTGCGTAAGCATTCCTCGTAGTGATGTTTTAATTGGTACTCTAAATATTGAAATGTTGGACGATTCCAAATGTTGTTTTAGTAAACTTTCAGGATGTACAACACCCAATATTTCAATATATGATAAAAGATAATCAAATGTGTTACAATAATAATCCATACTAATTGAATCACCATATGCAAACAAATCGTTGTATCCACCACGATGGTCCCAACCTATGGGAATATGTATAGAGTTTTCTCTTTGTTTTAATTCAAATGATTCTAATATCTTTATATCAAATCTAGTTCTAATAACAACATCATACTTAAAACCAAAACGATTTTCATAATCGGCTTTTAATTGATTTGCAAACTTTACACCACCCCACATTGAAAATAATGAATTGGTATTTACTTCTGGGTGTTTTGGATATTTGTTTGCTATATCTAAAATTGGATACAACTCGTTTGGTACTTTTTGAAAGTTAATTGCCTTTGGTTTATACAACTCAATCAATTCCTGCATTGTGGTATCTACTTCATATTCGTTATCATACCAATAGTTTATGAAAATATCTACATCGTATTTTTCCAATAGATTTAATTGTAAATAATCAAAACATTCTCTACCATCTCTAAACTTACCAGATAGTATTAAGGCAACTTTCATAACAATTCTTTATATTTCTTTAGATTTCTTTATATAAATATGAAAATAAATAATTATCCTAATATTTATTGTGAGAACTAATACTATTTTTAATGGCAAGAATTAAAAAATTCGCGGAAAACTTAACGCAACATCTTACTGATTTTCAAACATATATAAACGATACCAATCCAAATTCGGATTATTTTAGAATTAGTGAATTCAAAGAAACACTAACTGGTGGAAAGAACGGATTTCAAATAGAAGGTTCGGAACATCTTTTAGAATCGGTTGAGATAAAAATTGAAATTACGGATGTTGAGGGTAATCCAATTTATTATGAGCCAGGTGATGGTGTGCCGGAATACTATGAAGGTATATCAAAAATTGTATCAGTTCACATTTATGAGGATACTCCAATTGGAGAAGCTAAAATTACAATATTAGGTGAATTAAAAACCTATGTAGATGAAAATGGTATTGTAAGAAGAGTTCCACCGGAATGGCAAGGAATCTATAATGTAAAGTGGGAAAAAACATTTAAGGTAAATCGTTTACTTCCAAATACCGATAAAGTAAGATTATACAAAAGACCAAAGGTTAGTATTACTGAAGTAGTAAAACCATTGTTCTCAAATGTTGTAACTGCAATAACAAAAACTGGTAATGTACAAGGTATTCCATTAGCTCCCGGTGAAAATGCAAAATTATCGGAGTTTTCATTACCATCAACTTATTTGTTAAGAATAAAAGATAATACTGCATGGACAGGTTCTATTGTAGGTAGTACATTGACAGTTGGTGAATTGGGATATTCAACTGTTGTAGATGAGGTACTAAATAAAACTGATATAATTGTAACCACACCATATACCGAAGGTGGATTAGTTAAATCATTTGATACTGGTGTATATACATCATCATTTGATTATTTAGAAGGATTAGATAACTTAAAAACTGCATTAACTGGTTCATTCGCAAAAATAACACTTACCGATTTAACGTCGTTTGTTGGTGATGTGGCAAGGGTAAAGGTATTTCGTAAATCACAATCCGATGTTTCAGATTTTCAGTTTGTACAAGAAATACAATTAGAATCAAATGAATTATTAGTAGATTTAGAAGCATTTACAAAGAATCAAGAAAACTATGGTTTATTCACAACTGATATTATTAAAGATTATTGGGTAACATCTTCAAATAATTTAACTGCTACATTTAATCAAAGTTATTTATTTGAATCTGCAAAGTTAGATAGTGCAACTGGTGTTAATTCGTTCTTTACAACAAAATCAATAAACATTACAAAAGATGTTGAATATACATTAGATTTTAATGTTAGATTGGATAGTGCACAAATATCTAATAATGGATACATAAGAGTATATGTTAGTGGTTCTAGAACATCTATTGTAAATGGAGTACCAACTACGATTCAAGTAGAGCAAGATATATTGACATTAGAAGCTCAAAATGCAATTCTTCAAAAAAGAAATATTGTTCAAAATATTCAAGCGGAAGAAATTAGTAATGCTAGATTATATTTTGATGTAAAGGGGACTGGATGGTATATCAATAGTGTAAGTTTCAAAGCATCGCAAGAAACTGCATTTTCGCCGGATGAGATTACATTCATTCAACCCGTCCCTCGTAGTTTACCGGTAGAAACTTTTATCTATCGTTTTGAGTTCTATGATTTGAACAATAACTACATACCAATTTTAGTTGAGAAATCTAAAACATTTAATGGTGGTAACTTACAAACAATTAGAAAAGAATTACGTTTAGTTCCATCTTCATTATATTTTCAGTTTGATTCTGGTTCTCAACCAGTTCCTCCAACTGTTATCAATATTGATGTTCAAAAAACTTTATTGACTGGTTCGGTAAACTATACATCACAATCTATTGATTTTTTTGGAAACATATTAAGTAGTTCCGATTATCCATTGGGTGGATATCCTGGTTTGTTAAGTGATATAAATACGGATTCTCCATTCTTAACGGTTGCTAGTTTTACTGGTTCTCGTAGTGATGTAATTACTCAATATTTAGAAATTACCGGTGAGGTAGAAGGATTTACCGATACAATCGTTATTAGTAGAGTATTAGATGGTTTTGGTGGTGTAAATCATATAATTAGACCATTTAGAGGAACTACAATACGAAATAGTAGTACACAAAGTTTAGAGATACAAGCAATAAGAATTGATGGTATAAATGAAATAACATTAAGTAGTACATCGCAACCAGCAAAAGGTTGGAATAATATTCAACTACACGTTCTTTCAGGTTCTAAATTTGTAAATCTAGCTTATGCATCCTCATCTGGGTTTGTAAAAGGGTTGAGTACTGGTTCATTGGGTAGTGGAGAAATAAACTACAATGCAACATTCAATAGAGATTCAATTGATAGTAGAGTTACTGTATATTTGATGCCATCTGGTTCAAATCCATCATCGGCATCGGTATTAACATCTATTGTTTTGGAAGATTTGCAAGATGGTTTGGATTCTGGTTTCATACAATATAGTAATGATACATTTACAATCAATCCACGTTTAGAAAGTACATTTACACCGGTATCGTCTAGTGTAACTGCATCGTTTTACAAAAGAGGAACAACAACTAATGCTGCATCTGCATCTTTAACAATATACCCATCAATGTCCTTAAATGTGGATTATGTGCCGGAATATTGGATGTATTATGTAACACATAGTTTTGACCCAACGATTACAATACTTGCTACTGATGATAATAAAAAAGTAGTTCCATCAACATTATATAATACATTTGTTGGAGTACCTGCATCACAAAGTAAAACATTAACTTTAACATTTACATATACTGAACCATATACTTCGGCGTCTATAAATGTAGATAAAACATTTACAATAGTACCAGAGGGTAAGCCGGGTGATGAATCAATTATATTTGAAGTAACTCCAGCCGCAGTTGCACTTAACTCAAATGCAAAAGGTATTGTATTAAATTATGCACCATCTGCAACCGAAGTTAAATTAAAGCAGGGTTCTAAATATTTAATATTTACCGGTAGTAGAGAAGCAGGTACTTTCCATATTGCTACATCATCAATTGTTGCAACAAACATAACTGGTGGTTTGGTTGAATTTGGACAAACATCATCTATGTTTGTTAGTGAATCTAGTGGATTAGTTCAATTAAGTGGTAGTATAGAATATCCATTTATTATTCACCCATACTACACTTCATCAATTTACACACAAAGTTATACACAACAATATACTAAAGTAGTAGATGGACCTCCTGCAATTGATGTACAAATTGAACCATTGACCGTTACGTTTATTACTGATGAGAATGGAACAATTACTGATTACACTCCTGCAAAAACAACGGTAAGAGTTAAAGAAGGAACTGATATTTTAACATATTCAAACTCAGCTTTACCGGGTACTTTTAATGTATCAGTATCTCCTCTAAATATTACACCTAGTGCAATTGGTGGATTAAATACACCATCCGCATCTATTACTTATAGTAATTTTAATTTCCCTAATGTTTCGGCATCAGTTGATTATAGTGTATTAGTGTATCCATACTCATTAGGAGCTGGACACAGATTTACTTCTTCATTATTTAGAAAAACACAAAATTTATATAAGAATGTAACACCTGCGGCTGCTAGAACCGTTAAATTAACGGCAACATCACAAACATTAACTTATGATACGGATGGTGTTTTATTATCACCATTAGACCCAATTATTTTAACTGCAAACGCATTGGGAACAACTGGTTCGGTGTACTTCCAATTCTTTAGAGATAACGATGATTATAGTGGTATAATACCTGAAGATTCACCAAACTCAAAGCAGGCGCAAGTTGAATTAGGAGCAGGTGATGTTCCAACAAGTGGTTTAACATCAACATTCAAAGTTGCTATTAGAGATGGTAGTAGTTCTACATCTGCACCAATTAAAGCAGAAGATTCATTAACTATTAGTGGTGTTAAAGATGGTTCAAATGCATACAATGTTTATTTAACAAATGAATCGGCAAATGCAATATATACAATTCAAGGAACATTAGATACATCCAATACAGCTACTCGAATTGTAGCAACAAAGGGTGGTGTTCCTCTAAATCATACGGCATCATTTAGTCCTGCAACAAATGACCAATTAGGAAATCCAATTGGTTCGTTGGGAGAATATAGAGTTAGATTATTCTCATCATCATCAAATATAGTACCGGGTGATGGTAAAAAGAAAAACGATGTATTGAATTCAACATTAGTAGATGGTAAATATCAGGCTTCAATTGGTAATTTGGCAGAATGGTATAATCCATCCGGTAGTTTAACTGCAAACATTGTTTATGAGATTGATATTGAGAATGGTAGACAAATACTTTACAAAACTCAATCATTGGGAATGTCTTTGGAAGGTAAGACTGGGCCAGGTATTGTATTTAGAGGAGTTTGGAGTGGTTCAATTGATTACAAATATGACCCAACAATTGCTAGAAGAGATGCAGTATTATATCCCGATACTAATGGTGCATACTACGCTGCTACATCAGGTAGTGGGCCAAACACTTACTTAAATTATACAACACACACTTATTACTCTGGTTCATATCCTCCACCGGCAGGTTATTCTTTGACTCCAATTGGTGCTAAAGAACCGGGAGTTGATACTAACTATTGGCAGTATTTAGGTACGGAAGAATTCTTTGTGGCAGCTAAAATTGCTATCTTTGAAGAATCATTTATTAAGAATACACTTAACATTGGACTAAATGCAATAGGTGATGAAGCCAATATCATATTAACTGGTAAAACCAATAGACCTTATATGGCTATGGGACAAAATAGTGGTTTGATAGGATATGGTAATCAGGGTATTTGGATGGGTATTTACACAACCGGACCAGGTACATATCAAACTAGATTATCATTGGTAAATACCGGTGGTGATTATTTAAGATGGACTGGTACTAATTTGGAAATGAGTGGTTTACTCAATGCAGGTGGTATGAAGTTGGGTGCAAATGTAAATGGGACTAGTGATGGTTTATATCTAAATGCAAACAACTATTGGTACGATACTGCAAATTTCAAAGTAGGAGATGGTACATCGTATGTTGAATGGAATGGTAGTACTCTAAATGTTAAAGGTAGTATTACTGTTACAGGCGGAGATGCCGCAACTCAAACATATGCACAAGGTGTTGCAAATACTGCACAATCAAATGCAGAAACTACTGCACAAACTGCTTTAACATTATTTAGTGGTTCGTTGGGTGCTATGGCTGCCATAAACTCAATTAACTCTGGTAACTCTACAACATATATTGGGGCTGGTACTATTGTCACAAATCAGGTTGCAACTAATTTAATTACATCTACAAATTATGCATACACCGCTGGTAATTTTGCCGATGCTGGTACATTTATTGATTTATCAAATGGAAATATTCGCTCAACAGGATTTTCGGTTCAGGGTGGTAATTCATATTTTAGTGGTAATATATCTGCGACCTCTGGTACAATTGGTGGCTGGAATATTGGTGCTAATAGTATATCTAAAACAGTTGGTATTCGAACTACTACTTTAGATGCTACTACTGGATTTTTAACATTTGCCGGCGATGGTCAAGTAAAATTTACTGGAGATGGTCGAGTACAATTTGATGGAAGTGGTGGTATCCAAATGGATGCAACCAGTACGGGTATATTTATGTGTAGAGCACCCGGTCTATCAGGACCTACTCCGGGTAATCCTGCTATTGGTGGTGGGCACAGAATATATATATGTGGTAGTACTAGTGCCGTTATAGATTTGGATAATAATCAAACGGGTGCTTGGGGACTTTATTCTCGCGGACCTATTGCATCAACTGGTAATATTTATGCATTTTATTCGGATGAAAGATTAAAAAACAAAATATCAAATATACCAAATGCATTAGATAAAATACAAAAATTGAATGGATTTTACTATACTAACAATGATTTGGCAAAATCATTTGGATACGATGATGAAAAAATACAAATAGGGGTTTCTGCACAAGAAGTTAAAGAAATTTTTCCTGAAATAGTTTCATTAGCACCATTTGATTCTAAATTTAACCCTGAAACTCGCGGTTTTATATCGAATAGTGGTGAAGACTATTTAACAATTGATTATTCTAAATTAGTACCTGTTTTAATTGAAGCAATAAAAGAATTGAAAGCTGAAATTGAAAAATTAAAAAAAAATAAATAATGGCGTTACCAGCATCAGGCGAATTAAATTTTAACTTATTCAATACCGATAGAGGAATCGCATCTGATACCGAAGTTAATATGGATACTGCTGCAATAGCATATGGAATTCCAACTAAACCACATGGAATGGATGAATTTTATGGAAAAAGTGCAGGTGGGTCACCTCCACCTCCACCAACCCCACCTCCACCGCCTCCGCCACCACCACCT